TTTTGATCCAGAGGAACTTTCAAACGCACAGTTTCCTGCCATGTTTATTTCAACAGGAGATGAAACAAGAGAAGATCTTAGTCTTGGTGACACATCAACAGGAACTAGAAGTGGCACAGTAGATTTTGTAATAGTTGCTTTTGCAAAAGGCACAGATACAAATATAGATACAAAAAGAAATCAATTAATAGAAGTAATTGAGGAAACCTTAGATGCTGATAGGACTCGTGGTGGGAACGCATTAGAAACAAAAATTGTAGAAGTTTCTTCTGATGAGGGAACACTTTATCCTTTGGGTGGAGTGAGAATTGTGGTAAGAGTTTTATATAGTTTTACTAGAGGTACAGCTTAATGGCTAAAAGAATTACTTTATGGAAAGATGGATATTCTAAAGAAATTTGGGATAGCGAACTAGACAAGTTTCTTTCATTAGGTTATACACTTAATGAAGAAAAAAAATCTACCAAGAAGAAAAAAAAGGTAGAGGATCAAACAAAGGAGAATGAAGAATGGCAACCCATGTCGGAACAAGTGGATTAGTTAAAGTTGGTGGAACAACAGTTGGTGAAGTTATAGGTTTTTCTATTGATGAAACCCAAGATACTGTTGAAGATACTGCATTAACTGACTCAAAAAAGTCTTACAAAGTTTTAAGGGGAGATGCTACTGCTACTGTTGAATGTCATTTTGATGAAACAGATAGTGGTCAAGAAGCATTAGATGTAGGCACATCAGCAACTTTGGAATTATATCCAGAGGGTGCAGATAGTGGTGATAAATACTATTCTGGCACAGGTATTGTGACAGGTGCATCTATAGCTGTGACTCTTGATGGCATTATTTCCAGAACTTTTAACTTTCAAATTTCTGGTGGCATATCTCACTTATCTGTATAATATCTAGTATTATATGGCTAAAAAAGATTTTCTTGAAGGTGCTATAACCCATTTTAAGCACCAAGAAACAAGAATTATTGAAGTTCCAGAATGGAACTTAGTAGGTGAAGATGCTATCTATGTGAAACCTTTTACTCTCATTGAGAAAGATGAGATATTCAAAGGATCATCAGATAATAGTTTAACAGTTTTAATTGATGTCATTGTCAAAAAAGCATTGACAAAAGATGGTGATAAAATGTTTGATCTTGAAGCAAAGATAAAAATGAAAAGATTTGTTGATCCAGACATTATAAGTAGAGTTGCAACAGATATTCTTGGCACAAATTCTAATCCACAAGACTTAAAAAAAAAATAGAAACAGACTCAAATTTTAGATTTTATTTTTTTCTAGCAGAGAAACTACACAAAACAATCGGTGAAATTTTACAGATGCCTGTAGAAGAATTTCATATGTGGATTGGTTATTTTAATGTAAAAGCAGAAGAAGAACAAAAAGCATTGAATAAACAGAAGATGCAAGGTAAAAGAAGATAATGGCTGAAAAATTACAAATTGATATTCTTGCAAGAGATAAATCTAAACAAGCATTATCTGGTGTTCAAAAAAGATTAGGAAATGTAAAGAACGCAGTATTTAGTTTGCGTGGTGCATTAGTTGGTTTAGGTGCAGGTGCTGTAATTCGTGGATTTGTAAATGTTGGAAAAGAAGTTGAAAGTTTACAAGTCAGATTTAAATTTTTATTCGGATCTGTAGAGGAAGGTTCAAAAGCATTTGATAATCTTGCAAAATTTGCAGGAACAGTACCATTTTCATTAGAGGAAATTTCAAGAGCATCTGGAAACCTTGCTGTTGTTGCAAAAGATGCAGACGATCTTAATAGAGTTTTAGAAATCACAGGTAATGTTGCCGCTGTCACAGGACTTGATTTTGAAACAACTTCTTCACAAATCCAAAGAGCATTTGCAGGTGGTATAGGTGCGGCAGATCTTTTTAGAGAAAGAGGTGTCAGAGCATTATTGGGATTTGAAGCAGGTGCGAAAGTCACAGCAGAAGAAACAGTAAAAAGATTTGAAGAATTATTTTCTGGTAATGGCAGATTTGCAGGTGCAACAAATGATTTAGCAACAACACTTGAAGGTACTTTGTCCATGTTAGGTGATAAGTTCTTCAATTTTCAAAAAGATGTAGCAGAGGGATTTTTTGATGAACTAAAAGGTGAGTTTGGTGATTTAAATAAATTTCTAGAGGATAATGAACAAGCTATAGAAGATATAGCTAATTCTATTGGAACTTTTTTTGCAGGATCAATAACTAAAACTTCACAAGCAATTAAGGATCTTACACCTGCATTGATTACTGTAAAAGAGGTTAGTGGAGATATAATAAGTGGATTTAATTCTTTACCATCAGAGGTAAAAACAGCAGGAATTATATCTGTTTTACTATTTGGAAAAAAAGGAATAGCTATAGCAGGTGCATTGAGTCTTATTGTAAGTAAAATACAAGATATTGCAGACATATCTAAAGATTTACAAGTTATTGATCCTTCTAATCTTACAAACATAGATTTTTTAAATGAAAAATTAGGTGATCTTAACAAAGAAATAAAAGAACTTGAAAAACCTGTTGAAACTTCCATAACTGTTGCAGGTGGTAAAATAGAATTACCATTAGAAGAATTAGATGCTTATAATATTCAAGAAGAAAGATTACAAAAACTTTATGCTGATAGAGCAACTGTTTTAAGAATATTAAACAATTTATCTTTTGAACAATCTGATTTTTATACAAACTTAGTTCCTTTAGTTGATGATAGTGCAGATGCTATAAATAACGAAAATGAGGTTTTAAAACAACAAGTAGATTTACTTGATGAATTGAAAAGAAGAAGAGTCACAGAACTTCAATTATCATTAAAAGCACTTAGAGAAAAACAAGATCAAGAAAAAAAATATTATGAAGAATTAGAAAGAAGGCAACAAACTGACAGAAGAAATAGTTCTTTAGTTATAATGCAAAAGGTTGAACTTGAAAAACAAGGTCAAGCACAAATATTTGATGCAGTAAAAGATACAGCTTCAAAATTAAGTGGATTAAATAAAAATGCCTTCAGAGCATATCAAGCGTTTCAGATTGCTATGGCTACTGTAAATACCTTTAGAGCAGTATCTAACGCACTAGCAACATTCCCACCACCTCTAAATGCTTTTGTAGCAGGTGCAGAATTAGCAAGAGGATTAGCTACTGTTGCATCTATAAGAAACACAGCACCACCAAGAATTGCAGGTGGTAGAGTCAATGCAGGACAACCATATATGGTAGGAGAAGGTGGCAAACCAGAAATGTTTGTACCTCAACAATCTGGAACTATTGTACCAAACAACCAACTTACAGGAACAAATGTAAACATAACTATTATGGCAAATGATACTGAAGGATTTGATGAATTACTTTCTAGAAGAAGGGCAACTGTAGTAAATATAATTAATGATGCTTTGAATAGTCAAGGTAAAGAGGCAATAATCTAATGAGTGGCACATATCCAACATCACCAGAGTTTAGATCAATAAATTTTTCATCTGAGCAAAAAACAAAAACTTCAACAACTGATAGTGGTAAAATATTTAGCACACAAGTTGATGGTCAAAAATTTAAGTTTTCAGCAACATATCCACCAATGAGTAGGTCAGATTTTGCACCTGTTCTTGCTTTTATTATGAAACAAAGAACACAAAAAGAAACATTCCAGATATCTTTACCAGATCTTAAAAATGCAAAAGGTAATGTATCTGGATCTGTTTTAGTAAAAAATGCACATTCAGCAGGTGACACAACTATTACTGTTGATGCCATGACAGGAACATTAAAGGCAGGTGATTTTGTAAAGTTTGCAGGTGATACAAAAGTTTATATGGTTGTTTCAGATGTGACAGCAGATGGAAGTAATGAAGCAACACTTACTATTGAGCCACCCCTAAGATCTGCAATATCAGATAATGCTTCTGTGACTTATGATGGTGTAGAATTTACTGTTAGACTGACAAATGATTTACAACAGTTTTCAACAGACGATCTTGATACATTTAAATTTGAAGTAGATTTTATTGAGGCTCTCTAATGCCTAGAGGTCTTTCAAGTAGTATAACAACTGAACTACAAAACCAAAATATCAAACCTATTGTTTTGGTTGAAATACTATTCCCAACACCACAAAGAATTACAAACCATTACAAAGATATAACATTTAATTCAAACACATATACAGCTAGT